GGCTACAATTGGAACTAACAATCCTACATTATTGGATTTACAAACTCGTATGGATCCAAATGGTAAAATTGCACAAATCATTGAGCAATTGAACCAAACAAACGAAATCATTCAAGACATGACAATGATTGAATGTAATGATGGCACATCCAACAAAACAACTGTACGTACTGGATTACCATCCACTACATGGCGCATGTTGTATGGCGGTGTACAACCATCTAAATCCACCACCAAACAAATCACAGATACTTGTGGTATGTTGGAATCGTATTCCGAAGTGGATAAAGACTTGGTTAAACTTTCTAATGACCCTGTAGCGTTCCGTGCAACAGAAGATGCTGCATTTGTTGAAAGTATGGGCCAAGAAATCGCACGCACACTTTTCTATGGTGATGAAACTACACCAGAAAAATTTATCGGTTTATCCGCACGTTTCAATACATTGGATGTGAAAAAAGCTGATTGCGCTAAAAACATTATTGATGCAGGCGGTACTGCTAACCTTGCCTCTATGTGGCTTGTGGGTTGGGGTCCACTTACTGTACATGGTATTTATCCACGTGGCAGTCAAGGCGGTTTAGAACAAGAAGATTTAGGCGAAGTTACAGTAACTAAAGCTGATGGTTCTATGTTCCAAGGTTATCGTACTCATTTTAAACAAAACATCGGTTTATCCGTGCGTGATTGGAGATATGTAGTGCGTATCGCTAATATCGATATGAAATCTATCAAAGAAGATATTTCCGCAGGCCCTAACTTGATTAACTTGATGATCCGTGCAGAAGAAAAAATGCAATCTCTCACAGGATGCCGTCCAGTATGGTACATGAACCAAGAATTGCGTACATTCTTACGCTTGCAAAAGAACAAAGTGCATGGTTCTACTATCACAGAAGATATGGAAATGGGTAAAATGGTTACTCGTGCGAATGGTATTCCTGTTCGTAAAATTGATGCATTGCTTTCCACCGAAGCACGTGTTACTGCATAGTAGAGAGGAGAAAATACATGATTATCGATACTTTAAATACATTCCATTGGAAACGTGAATTGTCTGGCAATGTCAGCTCCGATGTTATGGTTACTAGCGGTGATGCTGACCCTAACTTGTGGTTAGTTGTTCGTGTAGACAAAGCATTAACAGGTACTGCATTAATCAACGTATATACATCTGATACAGAAAACATTGCTAATCCTGTATTGTTGCATGGTATTACATTACCAGCCAATGCACCAGCTGGGTACGAATATAAAGTGCGCTTGGCAAATGGTGTTAAACGTTATACACGTGCTAATGTCAACAATGCAACGGCTGGCACAATTTCTGTATTCTTAACTAGCGGTATCACTAGCAAATAGGGGGGTAACATGGAATACATTGCAAAAGTAACTTTGTATCACAATACAAAGGGGTTAATTGAAGAAGGACAAACAGTAGAACTTACAAAAGAAGAAGTAGCTGAATATGATAAGGACTACTTTAAAGATTTGTTTGAAGCTGTAGGCGCAGAAGAAGCCGAAGATGGCGAAGAAAAGCCAAAGACTAAATCTAAAGTAAAGAAATCGGAAGAAACTGCTGAATAACAGAATGAGGGGTGCTTATGCATCCCTCTTTTTCACTATAAAAAAGGGGGCAATATGACACCTACTGATATTTGCAACATGGCTTTGTCATTAATCAATGGCGGTAGGATATACGGCCTTGATGAAGAAACAGAAACGGCTAGACAATGCAGATTGCATTATGATGCAACACGCAAGATGCTACTATCTCAATACGAATGGAATTTTGCACGAAAGCGTGAAGAGTGCGTGTTATCTGAACATAAGTTAGCTGGCTATGAATTTGTTTATGCGTATCCTGAAAAGTGCTTACGTATTTTAGGGGTTATTCCTAAAGGGGAACGATTTAGATCGGATAGGCAAAAAGAATATGATGTGTTTACTTTCGACGATAACACAAAGTACATAGTAAGTGATGTACCGCTTGCGTATATTGATTACGTGTACGATGTGCAAGATATAGATGTATTCAGTCCTGTATTCGTACAGGCCTTGAAATCTAAAATGGGGTCAGAATTAGCCATGCCATTAACTGGCAATAGTGGTTTATTCGACCAATGCTATAAACTCTACCAAGCAGCAACGCAAGAGGCCAAGAGCTTGAGTGCTAAAGAACGTAGGCAAGATATGCCATATATTTCTAACTATGTAAAAGCAAGGAGTTGGTAATCATGAAACCAATGTATATATCACAACTTGCATTTACAACTGGTGAGATTTCGCCTGATGTATCTAGGCGCTTTGACCTAGATCAATTCAAAAGTGCGTTACTATTAGCAGAAAATGCAGTCATCAGACCTTATGGCGCAGTAGCTAGACGGCAAGGGTCAGAATATATAGGGCAAGTCAAAAACAAAGATAAGTCTACACGGCTATTTGAATTTACGGCTGAAAAGAATAAATCATTCCTACTTGAAATCGGCGAACAGTACATCAGAGTGTGGCGAAATGGTATCTATACAGGTATCGAACTAGAAACACCATTTGAAAGCGATGTAGTTGATAAATTGAACTGCATACAAAGTGGTGATGTAATGTTCATTTGTAGTGGTAAATACCCTGTTAAAACGCTATCACGATATAGTGATACGGACTGGCGATTTGATACATATAAACTATCTGAGCAACCATACGGCGAAGTCAACATAGACAAAGAAAGTACTGTAATCTTAAATGGCGATACATTAACCGCCACAAAAGATATATTCAACGCTGATATGGTTCATTCTGTCATGCAGATTGAACATTTTGTTAAAGCAGTAAGCACCAGTAAAACTGGCGAAGTAATACAACGTACTGAATATGTTACACGTGAAAGACACGGCGGATATAGTAGACTTGCTGGTGAGGATTACAACAATATCAATTATGATGTAGAACAATTCAGTAGTGATGAGGATTTATCGTGGAAATTCACATCACATGGCACATGGAACGGCACAGTTAAAATTCAAATCAGTAACGATGGCGGTACAACGTGGAAAGATTACAGGGTATACACATCCAATAATGACTATAACGTAACCGACACAGGCAAGGTTACACCTAGTGCTAGATTGAAAGTTGTATCTGATTTGAAAGGTGGTAGCGTTAATGTAGACCTATCATTCTTGCCACATTCTAACTACGGTGTAGTTGAAATCAAAGAATTTGTTGATAGCAAGCATGTTAAAGTCAATGTATTGAATAGCGTTGTAGATAACGAAGCCACCTCTAAATTCAGATTTGGACAATGGGGAAAAGGCCTTGGTTATCCTCGTGTATGCACGTTTTATCAAGATAGGTTTATCCTAGCATCTAGCTTTCAATATCCTAACTACATATGGTTTAGTCGCACAGGTGATTATTCCAACTTTGGTGTAGAAAAGGTAGGCGGTACGATTACAGATGATAGTGCAATCACACTACCAGTAATTAATCGCAAAATGTATGATATTAGACACTTAATACCTGCTAATGACTTATTGATTTTAACCAGCGGTAACGAATGGATAATTGATGGTTCTAAAACTATCACACCGACTAACTGCAATCTACGCACACAAACCCAACGTGGTGCATCTGAATGTGAACCACAATACATAGGGAATAGATGCGTGTACGTACAAGCTAGAGGGTGCGTAGTGCGTGATTTAGGTTACTCGTATGAAAGCGATAACTACACAGGGGCTGACTTAACTCTATTCGTTAAGCATCTGACAAAGTATCGTAATTTTATCACAAGTGCTTATGCACAAGATCCAGATAGTATCGTTTACTACGTAACAGATGATGGCAATATCGATTGTCTAACTTACATACCAGAACAAAAAGTGTACGCATGGTCGCACTTCACCACAAAAGGCAAATACAAATATGCTGAGAGCGTTGCAGAGGGCGAACAAGATAGTTTGTATGTAATCGTTGAACGTGAATTTAAAAGCGGTACAGTGATGTGCATAGAACGATTTGAGCCAATGTACAATGCGGACAATAACAATGTGTACATGGATTGTTATATCCGACAAACTAGCACAGAGAATATCAGCACTATCACAGTACCCCATCTGATTGGTGAGGATGTGCAAATCGTTGTAAATGGTAGGGAACGGCCAATTAAGGAAGTACCACCTACGGCAATTATTAATATCGATGGTGAGGCACAAAGCGTAGCTGTTGGTATTAACTACACTACACGATTACGTATTCCGAGTATTGAAATGCAAATACAAGATGGAACATTACAAGGCCGACTATTAACAATGAGTAGGCTATCACTCAATATCTTAAATTCATTCGGTGGCAAAATCGGAAGAAACTTCAACCATATGGATGATATTTCATTACCGCCACTCAAATTATATAGTGGTGATAAGGTATGTATATTGCCAAAATTCGATGTAGTGTACTCAACCGATGCATCTGTATGTATATTACACGAAAAACCTTATCCATTTAACCTTTTAAGCGTTACAAGAGAAATAGAAATAGGCGGTGGTTTTCCAAATGTTACAGGACTTTGAGATTTGCCCTGTAAGGCACACTTCATTAATTCATGACTTATATATCAACTTACGAGCCATAGACACCTTAGAGGTCAATATAGCGAACCAAAATTTCCCGAATTATGGAAAAAATGATTTTGTGAGGGATATATGCAGTGATGATTACGAAAACCACATTGTAATTGAGAATGATGTACCAATAGCCGTATATGGTATTTCAAAAAAGCCAATTAACGGAATGTACTGTATTTATTTCTTGGGAAATAAGATACTAGATACGAATTTTAAATTACAAAAGGAATTTCTAAAACGAAGTAACGCAATCATAAAAGAGTGGTTATCCACTCATGAATGTTTATTCAATTTCATACACAAAGACAATAACCGCTCGAAGCGATGGCTAACATCACTAGGGGCGGTTATTCATTCTGATATAACGCATAACGGAATGGAATTATTTACATTGAGAAAGGGGGATGTGAATGTGTAATCCTATTGCATTGATGGCAGGTCAATTGGTTACTACATTATGGGGCCAACATCAACAAACTAAAGCACAAACTGCAATGTACAATGCACAGGCACAAGCAGCGGAAGCTAATGCACGTATATCTGATAGGAAACAACAGGATATTGCCAATCAAGCACTACAAGAGCGAGATAAGATGGACAATAAAATGCGGTTGATTGCAGGTCAGAATACGGCAGAAGCAGGTGCTACAGGGTTATCCATGAGTGGTACACCATTACAATTAATGGCTAGTAGCTACGATGAATACAACAAGGATATTAACAATTGGGAAACCAGCAAGAATAACAGTATCTACAATGAATATCTTAATGGGGTTAATTATCGCAATGAAGCTAGTAGTGCAAGAGCGGCTGCATCCAATGCTAAAACACAAGGGCGATTGCAAATGCTTGGTACTATCTTGAGTGGTGCATCTAGTATGTATGGTTTGAAACAACAATATGCAGGTAGTAGTACTGGTGCTAAAAAGTACAAGACTGTATATGGTGGTGATACAACGTTTGATGCATTTAGTGGAATGCGACAAGCGGATACAATGCGAATGGAAAACGGCACAGGGCCATCATCTGTTATTACTGTACGTAAGGTTAGATATAGGTAGGCTGATATGAAACTTGTTAATTATGAAAGCCAAGAACAACTAAATACCATTAATGGACAAATACACAATTACGCAAACGAAATTGCATATGGTGCAGACCAAAGCGGTTTGCGTAGCATTGCTAATGGTATCGCTAATATTAATGAACAATATCAAAAGAAACTCGATGAAGATTTGAACATCGCCTACATGAACGCTGAAACAGATTACAAAAAACGCATTTCAGATGCACTAACAAATGAGGATAATGGGTTGCTACATACTTCATTGGGTGGTGCGGCTAATATAGGGTATTCATTCAATGAAATTGAAAGTAAGGCTAGACATGAAATACTAGATAATCTACCTAATAACAATCGGATTAGAGATAGATTTCTAAGAATGGCCGATAACGATACAATAGCCAATAGCACAAGGGTACAAGTACACGAGCGGTCAGAACGTGAGAAATACAAGGATGTTACTTTTAATAACAACCTAGACCAATCTAAACAAATAGCCGTACTAGGATTTAACAACCCTAATGTAGTACAAACTGCATTGGATGGTATTGGTAAGAATATTGAATTGATGTATGGTGATCGTGGCGAAGAATTTGTAAAGGGCAAAAAACAAGAAGTATACGATACTATCGGTCAAAGTGTTGTAAATGAAGCAGTAACAAGAAACGATATAAAATACGGCCCACAGGTGATTGCAGCATTACGGCAAGCAGGTGTAAGCGAGGGAATATTAGCCAAGGCTGATGCAGCGTTTCAACAAGTTAATTCGCAACAAACTATAAATGGAAAGATTTCTGGTGATGTTGATACATATGGTGAGGGCGGACGAGAAAAAGCAGCCGATGCATATGTAAACGGATTGAGAAATCAAAACAAAGGCGGTTCTATCAACATTGCTGCATTAGATAGTGCGGTGAATGGTTCTATTGGTAAACCTTATGTGCTAGGTAGTGATGGCGGTGATGCTACTGATTGCGGTAAATTCACACTCGATACATTGGCAAGTGCAGGGGTTAAGCTAAATTATAGAACGGCTGATGGACAATACCTACAAGCCGAACAAGAGGGAAAACTTACAACCGATATTTCACAGGCTAAAAAAGGCGATTTAGTATTCTGGCACGTCCCGAGTAATGAAGCTAGATGGGCAACGAGTGATGACCCTAATGCTATTAACTCAGATGATAAAGCCTATAAAGGGGTAACACATGTAGGTGTATATATGGGCGATGGTAAAGTCGCACAAGCTGGTAGCAGTGGTGTATCCATTGTTGGTGCTGATATTTACCCTATAGTTGGTATTGGTAAGTTTAGTGGAAGCGGTAGACAATTAACTGATGGGGAATTGCTAGAAGAACGCAATATGTATTTAAAAGCATATGATGTTGAAGTTGGAAAGCGAAAAAAGGCACGTGCAGAAGAGTTGGACAGGCAAAAGAAAGCTATTCAACTACAGTATTTAGAAATGCAGAAAAACGGAGCATCTAATGCTGAGTTAGCTAATTATCTTGATAATGCTACTGCAGGTAATGAAGAATTAACCCTTGCATTTGGTGGTGTTAGAAATAGATATATAGCAGCAGAACGTGCAGAAGCATCCGCAGCTAATAATGCAGCATACAAAACTAATATTGTACAAATGATACAAAATGGTACACCTGCTAGCGATATTTTGAAATACGCAGCAGAAAACGGAAGTCTTTCTATGCAAGAAATGAGCCAATTAAACAAAGAACTAACTGATAGAGATAACGGAACAGGTTCATATTCTGTTGATTTATCCGCCGTTCAATCTGTAATGAGCGATGCAATGGACGGATTAAAAGACAGTCAAAAAGGCTTATTTAAAGATGGATTTAGGAAAGATTTTAGTGCATGGTATCAACAGTACATGATGGAACATGGAGAACCACCAAGCGTTGGTGATCAGATATGGTATGCAAATCAAATTGCAGGGCCTAAAGTTATACAAACAACACAAGTAGACCATTTCTGGGAAAGCGGAGAAAACTATCAAAGCAATGTGGCACTTGCAACGTTACGTGGTGCAGGATATGTAGATTACAAGCCAGTAATAGGTGATGATGGCGGACACTACGTAAGGTTATATAGAAATGGTGGCACAGACGAAAACGGCGATTACAACGATTACGATGAACGTACATTCCATCAAACATTTGGTGATTTAGATAACTAAGGAGATAGCATAATGGCTAATCAATGGCATTTTAATAAGTATCAACCGAACGGCACAGTCAATTTAGACGAACATCAAACAGAGTTAAAACCTGTTAATGGTGTTATTGGCAATGCTATTGATGCGGTATCTTCTATTGCTGATACTGTAAAAGATAAGCCGTTCATAATTGATACAACAGGTAATGACAATAAAATGCTTGTTGCGGATAGGTTAAAAGCTATTGCAGATGCAACAGGCATTGACCCTAGCATTGCATATAATGCTACATTCAGAACATCCGCACTACAATTTAAGTACAATAATGATGAATTGAAAGCAAATGCAGCACTAGAATATGCTAATAAACTAAATATCGGTGCTGATGTAATCATGAATAGCAATGAAGATGGATTTAGAACGGCTGCAACATTAGCTGCACAAGTTGATAGAGGTAGAACAGTACAAGAAATCTATGATGAATACCCAGAAATGTATAAAGTGAAATACAACTCACAAGCCGAGGGTATTCAAGCTATTCAAAATTTACAATCGGTAAAAGCTACACGTGGTATTTTTGATAGTATCCAACAAAGCGTATGGGCCATGAATGATCAAATGAAGCTAGGCGATGTTGGATTTGAAATGGCACATACTACTGATACAGATAGAATTAAAGAACTTAATGATGAAATGGAACGCTTGCAAGGTAACTTGCAACAATACAGAAAAGCAGATGCACTTAATCCATTACAATCAATTGTAGGTGATACGGCAGCACAAGCATATATGATGGGTAAACAAGGCGGTAGAGGTGCAATCATAGGTGGTGCAATCGGTGCGGTAATTGGCGGTTTAACTACCGATGGTGTAGGTATAGGCGCAGGCGCAGCAACTGGTGCTAAATGGGGTGGCGGTGCTGACATGGCATACGAAATGTACAAAATGTCATTTGGTAATAAATACCTAGAACTCATCAATAAACGTGATGCAAATGGCAACAAAGTATACTCTAATGATGAAGCCTATAAATACGCTATGACATACGCTGCAGTTGATACAGGTATTGAAATGGCATCTACACGTTTCATGATTAAAGGTGTAGGTAAAGTAGCACCTAAAGCAGTTATGTCAAAAGTATTACAAGGTGCTACAAGTGATACGATAGCAACATTCAATAGGGGCATTGGCACTACTGTTGCACAAATGGCCAAAGCATCTGTTAAGGCTGGCGGTTCTGAATTAGTTGAAGAGGGATTGCAAGACATTAACGAGAAATTCCAACATAACCTTTACCGCAATGCTAATGACCCTGAGGGAGTATATTCCATAGGCGATATGGCAGTAGGTGCAGGCGGTGCAATGCTACAAGCACTACCAGCCGTTATCGGTTTAGGTGCAATTGGCGGCGGTATTAGTGGCATCCACACCATGAAAGCGTTCCATGAATTTCAAAAGCTAACACCAGAAGAACAACAACACGCAATCATGGCCGAGCAAAATCGAAATGGTAACGCTATTATGCAAGCATTGAAACAAGATGCTGTATCGAGTAAAATGGCAAAAGAAAACCCTGAGTTGTACGGAAAGATTGTACAAGCACAGGGCGATAATGTAGGTGTATCTACTGCATATGTAAATGTCAACGAAATGGCAGAAACAGAGCAAGGGCAACAAGCCATTAAGAATATGATTGATAGTGGTTTGGTAACTCAAGAGGAAGTATCAAAGAGCATTGAAGCTGATGCAGATATTCCTGTACCAATCGGAAAGTATGCACAATTAAGCGGTGGCTTGACGGAAGAAACTGTTAAGGCACTAGAAGAAAGTACATACTTTACTCGTGGCGGTATGTCTATGAAAACCCTTGAACGTGCAAAAGCGGAAGTGGAAGCATTTAATAATAACCTAGTTGATGCAACAGAGAAAAAGGCAGCACGAGTTAAAGAAAGCATTATCCGTGATGAATTTGAAGATGCAAGCGATGTAGATCGTGAAGTACTAGACCAAGTATTTGCTAACCCTACACAAGTTAAACAAGCATACAATAACTTGTACAAAAACCTAGTGCAAGATTATCGTGAAAACTACGCAAGCGATTTTGACAACATGGACAATGATATTAAAGAAGCTACGGCAAGTGGTGTAGAGCCACAATGGTTGACTGATTACAAGTCTAATAATGGAGGTAAAGCACCACGCACGAATGCAGAACGTAGACGTGCAGCATTTCATTCAAGCGTAGCGAAAGCACAAACTGCATTTGCTGATAATGCGGAAGCACTTAACCAAAGCAATATCCATCATGCTGACATGGAGCATACGCTACAACAAATTGAAAGCCTTGAACGCTTGCACGATAAGATTTTTACATTAGCGGATAACGATATAGCGTTACGGATGCAATTATCCAAGAGTGGATATGAGGTGTATAACAAAGTTGTTAAAGCGATTGGCGAAAGTACCGACAGAAAACAACGTGAAACGGCAAAAGCTAATGCGTTGTTAATGGCACAACATGCTGATGTAATGGCACAATATATGCGACAAATGGGCCGTGGTGGTTATACTGCTATGGATTATTTGCGTGATAGCGTGCGTATCAAAATGGATGCAGTTTTAGAAAAACAAAAAGGGTATAATCAATTAAATCAAGGTGCAAGACTTAAATTAAGTATTGATAAGAAAAAGTGGAGTAGAATTATAGATAATATTTCATCTTATAAAAAATCTGATTTAATTAGAGTTATGGATACTCCAGCTGTACTGCAACTCATAGGTGTTAAGGATTTGCCAATTAAAATGTATGTTTCTAAATATTTTGATATGAAAACAGGTGCT